TTTTATTAACTGATATTAGCGATCCTAATCACAAAGAAAATCGAAAACTATTAGAAACTGGATTGCGCCTTGCATATAATAATCACGTTCCAAAAGGTGTTAGATTTTCATACGAGAAAACCAAATGACAAAAGTAGCAGTTATAGGAAATACGGGTTGGCAAAATAAACGCAAAGTACAAGAAACGTTGCAAATGTTAAAACGTAAATTTCCGGAAGATTTAATTATTATCGGTGCTGGAGGCAATGAAGGTGCTAATAGCATGGTTCGCAAATATGCATTAGAATTCGGAATGGATTATCATGAATATAATCCTTCATTTTCTGGATATAATTTATATTCAGCAATGCCAGAATCATATTACGGCAAAGCATATCATTTTAGTCAACTTCATCATCGCATGAAACTAATTGCACAACATTGTGATTACATGATGATTATGACAAATGAAGATGCATTAGATCCTGTGTTAAAAACAGCATATACCAATGTTAACAAGTTAAAAAAGCCAGTAGTTATACTAGGCTGATATTTATAATAAAGTTATAAGGAATAATAAATGGAGTTACCAAAGTTACAAAAAATCGATCCAAACAAGCCTAAGAAAAAGAAAATTTTATTGTTATCTGATGATTTTCGCCTCCCGTCGGGTATTGGTACAATTAGCAAAGAAATTATCTACAATACGGTTAAAGAATTTGACTGGGTGCAATTGGGTGCAGCAATTAATCATCCCGATGCGGGAAAAGCATTTGATTTATCTCAAGAAGTATCAAAAGAAACGGGAGTTCATGATGTTTCGGTAAAATTGATTCCGTGGAACGGATATGGCGATAGAAACATTTTATTCGCAATATTGAATCAAGAACAACCAGATGCGATTCTTCATTTTACAGATCCAAGATATTGGGTTTGGTTATATCAATTAGAACATGAAATAAAAACTACGTTCCGAGTTCCAATTACGTATTATTCAATTTGGGATGATTTACCATATCCAATGTGGAACGCTCCTTTTTACGGTAGTTGTGATATGATCATGGGCATTAGTAAGCAATCCGATAATATCCACAGAGAAGTACTTAAACAGAACGGATTTGGCGTTGTAGATTACGATAACGGAGTAGTTTCAAAAAATTTAAAATGGAATCAGGTAGTTACCGGATTCGTACCGCACGGATTAAATCATAACACGTTTAAACCTATACCAAAAGACGATTCTGTATATCAAACAATGCATGATAAAATTAAAACTGCGAATGGAGTTGATTTTGTAGTATTTTGGAATAACAGAAACATCAGAAGAAAACAACCAGGAGATTTAATTATTGCATTCAAGCATTTTGTAGATCAACTTCCTGCAGAAAAACAAAGTAGCGTAGCATTACTAATGCATACCCAAGCAATTGACGAAAATGGAACGGATTTACGTGCGGTAGCAAAAACATTGGCACCTAATTGTAAAATATTGTTTTCGGAACAAAAATTAAATGCACAAGATTTAAATGCAATGTACAACGTTGCTGATGTTGTAGTAAATATTGGTAGCAACGAAGGTTGGGGACTTAGTTCAACCGAAGCAATGCTAACCGGTACTCCAATCATTAACAACGTAACTGGAGGATTGCAAGATCAATGCGGGTTTACGGATGAAAATGGCGAATGGATTCGTTTCAATGGCGAATTTTCAACTAATCATAACGGTAAATACACAAAACATGGTAAATGGGCATATCCAGTATTTCCTAGCAACAGATCGCTTCAAGGATCGCCACAAACTCCGTATATTTTTGATGATAGAGTGCGGTTTGAAGATGTATCTAAAGCAATCATGTATTGGTATAGCATTGTTGAAGATCAACGCACCGAATATGGTTTAGCAGGTAGAGAATTTTGTTTGAATAACGGATTAACTGCAGAATCGATGGGTAATAAAATGATTGAAATGTTTAATTATTTATTCAATACCAATAAACAATCTAGAGCATTATACACCGTAACAAAAGTAGAACAACCAAAATACGAACAAACAGGAATAGTAGCATAATGAGAAAAGTAGTTATAGCGTCGCCGGTAGCGACACAATCGGGTTATGGTCATCATGCACGTGAAATCATAACTAATATCATAGAACAACGAGGATCCGACTGGGATGTTAAATTAGTATCATTGCCGTGGGGCGGAACTCCGATGACTTATCCAATTCCTGTGGATTGGCAATTAAGAATCATTCCGTTGCCTTTACAATATCAACCAGACATATGGATTCAAATTTCAGTACCAAATGAACTTCAAGCAGTAGGTAAATACAATATTGGAGTAACGGCAGGCACTGAAGGTGATATATGTCCGGAAAAATGGATTGACAATTTAAATGCAATGCAATTAGTAATTGTACCAAGCGAATTCACTAAAAAAGCATTTGAAGATACGGCTCGACAAAAAAATAAATCGCTCACTACGAGAATTGAAGTAATTCCTGAATATTTTGACGAAACGGTATACAATAACACAAACATAACTACGGAAATTGCTGAATTAAATGATATCTCAGAATCATTTGCATTTTTAGCGGTAGGACATTGGTTGCAAGGTGTTATTGGTGAAGACAGAAAGAATTTAAGCGGATTGATTCATTGTTTTTTCAATACATATAAAAATACAAAAAACACTCCCGCATTAATCATGAAAACGAGTGGTGCAACTTATAGCATTGTAGATCGTATGGAGATTGAAAATAAAATTGGACAAATCCGGGAGATGTTCGGTGACGCAAAACTTCCTAATGTGTATTTAATCCATGGAGAATTAACAGATGCAGAAATGAATGCTATGTATAATCATTCTAAAATTAAAGCTATGGTATCGTTTACTAAAGCAGAAGGATTCGGAAGACCTTTATTAGAATTTGCAACAACCGGAAAACCAATTATTGCACCACATTATTCGGGTCAGGCAGATTTCTTGAAAAAAGATTTTATTTGTGCATTATTAGGTGGATTAACAAACATACATGATTCAGCAAAAAATGACTGGTTGATTAAGGAAGCTAAATGGTTTACTCCGGATTATGGATATGCTAGCAAAATGCTAAAAGATGTTCAAAAGAATTACAAGAAATATGTAGATTTAGCTAAACGTCAACGTTATTTTGTAAATTCTGAATTTACTAAAACTGCAATTGCATCAGTATATGAAAAAGTATTAAACATAGTAGATGGTTCATTAACATCGGTACCGCAACAAGTACAACTTCAACTTCCTAAATTGAAAAAAGCGAAAACGGAAACACCAAAAATTACATTGCCAAAATTGAAAAAAATAGAAGCATGAAAATAAGTTATGCAATTACAGTATGTAATGAGTTCATTGAAATTCAACGACTCATTACATTTCTTCTAGAACGCAAAAGACCACAAGATGAGATTGTAGTATTAGTTGATACGACAAAGGCAGTACCTGAGTTAATATCCTACCTAGCGCATTGCGAAAGACACCATGAAGGTCATATGACAACATGGAAGGATGAATTTAAAGGTAATTTTGCAGATTGGAAAAATAAACTAACGTCATATTGCAACGGAGACTATATTTTTCAAATTGATGCCGATGAGATGCCATGCACTCCTATTATGGAAGCATTACCGGGTATATTAAGTGCAAATGATGGCGTTGATATGATATGGGTGCCAAGAGTTAACACGGTGCCTGATATAACCGTAGACCACATTAAAAAGTGGGGGTGGCGTGTTAATAGCGAGGGTTGGATTAATTGGCCGGATTGGCAAGGACGAATCTATAAGAATCATCCATCAATTCAGTGGGAGAATAAGGTACACGAAAAGTTAACTGGCATTAAAACATTTGCACAGTTACCAATGGAAGAAGATTATTCTTTATATCATCCAAAAACAATTGAACGTCAAGTAAAACAAAACGAATATTACGATACATTATAATGGCAACTTTTTGGAGAACATACAACAATAAATTATATGATATTGGTCAAACTGATCAACTAGGATTTTCAATATCAGATCCTTCTTATATTCCAGATGAATATTTAGAACAACAAAATTTTGTAATATTACGTACATGTTTTGGCATTGGTGATTGGGGTATTATATCAGCTATGCCTAGAAAATTAAAAGAACGTTATCCGGATTGCAAAGTTTGGATACCTTCTCCTAAATTATTAAAATCCATGTTCGAACATTTAGAACAAAATTGGTCATCGTGGGATGATCCATTTCAAGTAGTTCATACTATATTTGATAACAATCCATGGATCGATGGTTTTATTGATTCTTTCGAAGAGGATGTGTTTAACGATCATTATCGGATATATTCGGATAATGATGAACCATTATTAGAACAAATTTTAAGATTTTGGCAGTTTAATGATATTAATGATATTCAGCCCGAATTGTATTTTTCTAAACAAGAACAAGAATTAGGAAATTCGATAATTAAACACCATGTCGGCAATTCGGAATTTGGTTGTTTTTTGTTATCTAATCGATATAATTACGAATCCGATAACGTTTTGATAAATGAATTAAATAAATTTGATGTTCCTTATTTTTATTGGACAAAAGATCCTATAGAAATGACGCGTTTTAATTTTATTAATAAAGCGTTAAACATGAGAAACATTGATACTCGTATTCAATTGTATATTAAATCTAAAGCTAAAGTCAACATAGGAAATCAAACAGGTATGACACAATTAGTAACTAGATATTCGCAAGTAATTGAATTGCAACGGCAATTTCCAATTGGCTCTAATATAATAGAAAATGAAATTTTAATATCGGATCCTTTAAAGGTAAAATTATTAAAAAATGTTCCGGATAAATGGGAATCTAAAACTACTACATCTTTAAAATTTAAATCAGAATTAATAGATTTCTTTAATAAATCTGAATATAAAAATTTAACCGCATTGGAAGTAGGGTCGTCTACGGGGTATACTACAAGAATATTAAGTAATTTATTTAATCGAGTTACTGCAGTTGACGTATTACCCGATCGACATGAATATTCAAGAAACAACGTAAATTTTGAAAATTCAAATATTACTTATGTAATAGCAGATGTATACAACGAAAAATGGATGTTTGGACATCATGATATCGTATTAATCGATTGCATTCATACATATCAACATGTTAAACAAGATATACTTAATGCAATTGAACTTTGTAATAAACCAATATTGGTGTTTGATGACTACGGCTTATTTCCAGATATTAAACAAGCTATTGATGAATTTATTGATAATGGCACTTTTGAAGTACTTCAATATATAGGTCATGCTTTAGGAACGATTATTCCTAAAACGCAAAATAAAATTTTAAAACATTATGAAGGTATAATATGTCAAGTAAAATAGCAATATATACATCCATATTTGGAGGATACGATAATTTAATTGAACATGAAATTAAATTTCCTGGCATTGATTTTATTTGTTTTTCAGATCGACAATTTGAATCAAAAACATGGAACGTAATACAATATCCTAAAATTTATTCGGATTCAAATAGAAATGCAAAAAAATTTAAAATACTTCCGCATCGATATTTAAAAGAATATGATTATAGTATATGGATTGACGGAAATATGATAGTTAAAGAAAATCCAATTGAATTAATAAATTTATATTTATCTGATTCAAATGTAGCATTTTTTAGTCATGCTAATAATGTATTAGATTCAAGAAATTGTATATATCAAGAAGCTCAATATATTTTAGATATAGGTCATAAAAATTATCAACAACGTCCGGATAGAGGAAATCTTTGTTATAAAGATAATCCTGCTTTAATTACGAAACAAATGGAAAACTATATACATGCTGGATATCCTTCAAATAATGGATTAATAACTGGAATGGTTATTGCGAGACGTCACAACGAAACAGACTGTATACAAGCTATGGAAGATTGGTGGACGGAGATTTGCTACAATTCTAAACGAGATCAATTAAGTTTTAATTATTGTGCATGGAAAAATAATTTAAAATTTAATTACATACCAGGAGATTCTCGAGACAATATCTTTTTTAAGAATTTAGGAAAACATATAGGAAAACAATAATAAAAATAATATGATACAAATAGAACAATTAATTAAAACATATCATGAAGATGATATGGGCGGACATGATGTTAATATATTACATATGTCTGAAATACACACGAATTTCGTTCAGCCTGATTTGAACAAATTTACGTATAATCCAAATGATGATAACGATCAATCTGAATGGTATACAAAACAAAATTTTAATTACGATAATGCTAGAAAGGAAGAACATAGATTACGTAAATTTAGAATTTTTCATACGTATATGAAAAAGTATAATTGCAAATCTGTTTTAGACGTAGGGTTCGGTAGCGGATATTATACTTGGAATTCTGCTATTAATGGATATGATACATTAGGAGCTGACTTTGAAAATGGTGCATATTATACTATGAAAAATATGTTAGAGACTAGTAATATTAAAAATTTAAGATTGTATAGTTTAAATTCAAATAGTATAGATAATTTAAATGAAACATTCGATGCAGTACTATCTATAGAAGTATTAGAACATATTTTAGATCCTATGCCTTTACATGAAAGTCAAATTAAATTATGTAATAAGGTATTTTTTCTTGAAGAGTATTGTGGAGATCGTACAGTCACGGGACATATCGCACCCGAAGCAGCAAAAAAGCAAATTGTTGAAATGTGTTATGATTATGGTTTTGTAGAAGTACCGATGACATATGGATATCCTCCTCAAATATTTATTAAAAAAGAATTACTGTAATGAAAAATATAGTTTTTATACCTTTTATTAAACGAGAAGATTCATTTACAACAAGATCTGGTATAGGTAAAGCGGGTCGTACTGACGGATATGAATATGGAATTGATTCATGGAAACAATGGTGTAAAAAACACGATTGCGAATTAGTTATAATGGATCAACTACTTATGCCAGAATCTGAAATGTTAATAACTTGGCAACGTTGGTGTGTATTAGATATATTAGAACATAATGAAATTGAATATGACCAAGTTTTAGTAGTAGATGCCGATTCAATTGTACACCCAGATTGTCCTAATTTTTTCGAATTAACTGATAATAAATTTTCAAGTCCGTTAACGGATGGAGATTATGAATGGGTATGTCGCGCCATTAATGGATATTCTAAAATGTTTTTTAATAAAGAATATTGTTTGCCATCATATGAATTTTTTATGACTGGTTTCGTAATCGTTAATAAAACACATAAAGAATTTTTATCCAAAGTAACAAATTGGTATTTAGAAAATAAAGATGCGGTTAAACAATCATATGATATTTTATTAACTGGTAGTGATATTGCTTTAATGAATTGTTTACGTAAAGAATTTGATATCGAATTAAATATACTTCCTAGAGAATACGGAGTAATGGATTTACATCGTAAAAATTTATTGTATGTATCGAACCAATGTTGGTGGAAAGACGATTTAACTAATTTATACAATTCCGGATGGGTATATCAATTTAATGCAATACCACAAAACGAACTAGGAAGAACTAGAGCATATTTTATGCAACGTATATACAATGATTTATATAAATAATTTGGTTAACTGTAAAAAAATGATTATATTCATAATATGAAAAAAAATAAAATAGAATTTTTAAATTTAGGCAAACAGCCAATAGCTAATAAATTTATTGAAAAAACAGATATTGATAATGAGTTTTTCTACAATTTATCAGTTGGCTTTGATAATGAAACCAATTTAATAACTCATATGGAATATGTAGATCCGCCATTAATGTTTAACGAAACTTATGCATACAGAGGGTCTATGTCTAAAACAATGCAAACACATTTTAAAAATTTTAGTAAAATGTTAAATTTAGACTCAAATAGTAAAGTATTAGAAATTGGAAGTAATGATGGAGTTTTTTTAAAAAATTGGAATCCGTTAACAACATTTGCAGTTGAACCATGTAGTAATTTTGCAAAAGAAACAAATGACATGGGATACAAAACATATTCAGAATTCTGGACTACTAACTTAGCTAATCGTATTAAATCGGAACATGGTACCATGGATTTAATTTTTGCGGCTAATTGTATATGTCATATTCCGGATTTAGATGAAACGTTTAAAGCGGTACATACTTTATTATCCGATACAGGCTTGTTTATTTTTGAAGACCCATCGTTAGCTCAAATGATAAACACTAATTCATATGATCAGATATATGACGAACATCCTCATATTTTTTCAGTAATAGCATTACGTAATTTACTATCAAGAAATGGTTTAACAATTGTTAAAGTAGATAATATACCCGTACATGGCGGTTCTAATCGTATATACGTAATGAAATCTGAATTTGCAAATGTAGATTCTAGTGTAGAAAATAATATTCAATTTGAATTAATGTTAGGGTTAGATAAGTTAGAAACGTTTCAAAATTTCGCAAACAGGGTAGCTCAATCAAAAACAGATTTAATTGAATTGTTAACTAGATGTAAACGATTAGGTAAAAAAATTATTAGTTATGGAGCAACTTCAAAATCTACTACCGTATTTAATTATTGCGAAATCGATACATCATTAATTGATTATGTAATTGATACTACTCCAGAAAAAATAAGAAAATTAACTCCCGGATCGCATATTCCAATTAAAAATTCAAACGGAATTGATTCCGATGTTGATGTAGTATATTTAGGTGCATGGAATTTTGCAACAGAAATTATGAATAAAGAATCAGAATTCATCGAACGCGGTGGTAAATTCATTACACACGTTCCAATAGTAAAATTTATATAATATAGAATATATGACATTTCATGAAGATGACAGAGCGCAACGATTTCTGGATGTTTTTAACAACATTGACGGGCAGATTAACGTGTCATATGTTAATTCTATAGAACATATAGTAGCGTGGCATAAACATAAAATACAAACAGATTATTGGATTTGTTTAAAAGGATCGTTTAAGGTTGGATTAGCATATGAAGATGGCACAGTTAAATGGGAATATCTGTCAGATAAAAATCCAAGAGTATTAGAAATTACACCAGGTATTTATCATGGATATAAAGCATTAGAACCAGGATCGATTTTATTATATTATTTAACAAAAAAATATAATCCCGATGACGAAATGCGCGCTGCGGTCGGTGCATTCAATGAAAGTTGGGATACTATAAATAAATAACTTATGGTTACATTAAATAACGTTTTAACATTTAGGCTGCGACAATACGTCGAACAGAATGGTAATTTATTGCCGATAGAATTCGATAAGACTATTCCATTTAAACCTAAACGTACTTTTTTTGTATGTAATGTCCCTGATCAACAAATACGTGGTTGTCATGCACATTATAAAACAAAACAATTAATAATATGTCTTAACGGTGAAATAACAGTTAAATTACATGATGGTAATAATGCACGATCATATGTATTAACAAGTGGCGATGCTATTTACATACCAAATTTAATTTGGGACGAACAGATGTATCATTCAGTAGATACCGTGTTAGTATCGTTATGTAGTACACACTACGATACGGATGATTATATTCATAATTTCGACGAGTTTGTAAAATTAAAAAAAAATAAAAAATGAATTTTTTAGAAGAATTATGAATAAATGTAAAATACCGCATCTATCAATAGATAATTTTATTCCATCAAATGCATTAGTACGAGCAGCTGCTAATAGTTTCCATCACGGTATGGATTGGGTTAAGTATGATGCTAGTGATAATCAAATACAATATTGTTCTAAGCTCGGCAGAGAAAACTTACCACTGGCTGCAGCACTTTGTTTGGATTACATAGCAACTAATTTTGACCCTAATACAGCTTTTAACGGTCTGACAACAAATGCATTTCCAGACTTAACACATTATGGGGGAGGAATGATGATAACTCCTAATTCAAATAATGAGGGTGGATTCTTAGGAATGCATATAGATGCAGAAGTCCATGGACTGCATAACGATTGGAAACGAGAATATAGTGCTATACTTTGTTTATCTGAAGAATTTGACGAATCTTTTGATCTTAGACTACATGATGGCGTAAACCATACTCGAGTACCTTATAAGTTTAATACATTAAATATTTTTAAGTGTAGTGAATATTCATGGCACGGATTTCCAGAAATAACAAACGGCATGGATCGTAAAACGTTAGGAGTTATGTTTTGGTCTAAAATGACTGATGAAGATAAAAAGAGAGAGAAGATAAAAGCTAGATTTAATAATAATTTACAGTTTTAGTATTACTACAATGAAAATTCTTATCTCAGGTGGCGACGGTAAGTTTGCAAAAGAATTGCAAATTCAGAATTCGAATTTTGAATTAATTTTATTGTCTAAAACCAAAATGGATATTACTAATTTATCATCGATAAATAATGCTATTGATAAGTATAAGCCTGATGTCTTTATTCATACAGCTGCATTATCTCGTCCAATGATAGTACATGATACGAATCCAGATAAAAGTATTCAGTTAAATATCATAGGTACTTCTAATTGTGTATTAGCATGCATGCAGCATAACATTAAAATAGTATACATCTCTACCGATTTTATTTATCCTGGGATTAATGGAAATTACAAAGAAACTGATCCGATATATCCCGTCAATAAGTATGCTTGGTCAAAGTTAGGCGGAGAATGTTCTTGTATGTTGTATGAAAATTCTTTAATATTACGTATAGCAATGTTTGTTAAACCATTTCCGCACGATAAAGCATTTGTAGATAGTTTTAAAAGTCCTTTATGGAATGATGAAGCTGCAAAAATACTACTAAGATTAATTGAATTAAATGCTACCGGAATTTATAATATCGGAGGAGAAAAAAAATCAATATATGATTTTGTAATACGAGAAAATTTCAATATATTAAAAGAAAATAAAGCTAATATCAAAGAAAACGTGCCAACAGATGTTAGTATGAATCTTACTAAATTAAATGATATTTTGTTATGATACAATTATTTAACATTCCAAATTATACAATCGATACTTCGAAGTTTTCGCATTATTTGCATGGCACTAATGTAACAGATTTTGAACAACGTTTTGCAGAATATGTAGGTGCAAAATATGCAGTTAGCGTTAATAGTGCAACAAATGCTATTTTTTTAATGTTTTTAAACAAAAACTTAACTATTAATGTTCCGTCAATGATTCCTCCGGTTGTACTAAATGCGTTAATTACATCTGGAAATAAAATTAATTTTATAGACGATACTGAGTGGATTGGCGGATCGTATACATTGCATAAATTTGAAGATTATAAAATTATTGATTCTGCGCAACGAGTAGATGCAAATCAGTTTAAAATAGAAGCTAATGAAAATGATTTAATGTTTTTTAGTTTTTATCCTACAAAACCAGTAGGCAGTACGGATGGTGGTATTATAGTTAGTAACGATAAACAAAAAATCGATTATTTACGAATGTTATCATTTAACGGAATGTCGTTTGCTGAAAACAATTGGGATAGGAAAATATGTATGCCTGGTTATAAGTTTTATATGAATAGTATTCAAGCATATATTGCAAATGAAAATTTATCTAAATTAGAACATAAAAAACAACGATTATTTGAAGTACGACATATTTATAATAAAGAATTAGGTTATAATAATACAAGCGAACATTTGTATAGAATTAATGTTAAAGATCGCGATGAGTTTATAAAACATATGAAATCCGTCGGTATATTATGTGGTATTCATTACGAATCGCAACATTGCAATGATGTTTATACTAAATCTGTAAAATTTATTTGTCCAAATTCTGAATTAGAATCATTAACTACCGTCAGTATTCCATTTCACGAATCTTTAACTAAAAACGAAGTAATCCACATTATTAAAAATATTAAGTATGCGACTATGTGAACAACATAAATATCAAGAAAATGAACGATGTATTCATGAATTTGTAAAAACACATCAACCTAAAACAATTGTTGAATTAGGCTACGGCTCTGGTGCATTAACGGTTGCTATGAGTTATGCTTGTAGAGAATACAATGGTTTGATTTTTTCTTATGATATGATATCTCCAAATTTAGCTATTTCTAGATTAACGGAACGAAATTTATATGATTTATGTACTATAACTCAAGGAAACGTTTACAAAACGTATTTAGTTGACCCAATACCATTTGATATGATATTGATAGATATTGATAATACATGGGAACTGATATTTGATGTTGTTATTAACAATGAATTTATCAATAAACAAATTAAACAAGGTTCTAAAGTGATTATCGAAGGCGGTGCTGATTTACATCCTCGAATAAATAAAACTACATTGAAACATTTTCATAATACAATTGGAAAAGACGTATTCGAATTTACACACATATCAGGCCCTCGAACTAGTTTATCTATTTTAAATTTATTATGAAAAAATTAGCAGTTATAGCCTCCGGCTGGCATTATGCATATCAATTTTATGAAGGCATCGCTTCGCAGAGTATTCCAGCTGATTTACATGTTGATTTATTTGTTATTAGTCATAGAAAACCTGATGATTTTAATACGATAAATGAAAAAGAATACATCAGACAGTATAACGGCGATAATTTACTTTATAAATTAGATAAAGAGTTGTATAAAAAAGTTATTACGAAACAAGATTTATCTAATATGGGTTGGAAATATCTCGAAAAGCCTAATACTATCGGAGATATGGAAGTTTTTAACCAATGGTCAGAAGATTATGATTTTAAAGATTACGATATATTTCTTATCACGCACGATGATAATTTAATTTTATCTGACCAACTGTTCGTTGATATTTTTAGTAATGAAATTAAATTATTTAAACCTATATACGAATCTAGATATGGATCTACGGGACATCAATTTAAAACCCATATGGTACAAAATGAATTGGATTGGATGTTTTTAGATAATGGATATTCCGAATATATTCCTAAAGCATATACTCCACGTGGTTCTTTTAGTTTTTATACAAAAGAACTTATAAATTTATTACCAGAACATAAATTTCCAATGGATAATATATCATTAACTAGAGTCGGGTTAACTAATTCGGGTGAATACAAAGATTTAACCGAATGGAATACAAATGCTGGAAATTTTAGAAATTTTTTATATAAAGATTCGTTAGTAGAAAAAACTCGATGGTTATCGGAAACTAAACGAGTTAGTAAATATTGTATCGAAGGCGAACGAGGATTCATTCATAATAACAATAGCAATGAATTTCATTATGAAAACGCCGTTAAAAACATTATATCATGATAACAAATCCTATAATACATGACAGACACATAGTTAAAAACTATTTTGAAAATATGGTTTTTAATAATATACACAAAAATAAATTTATTACGCCAAAAGATCTTACAATTGTAACATGTAGAAACTTAGGTACTATGGAAGATAGAATTATCAATTCTTTATCTGGATATGAACATAAATCAATATTAGAATGTAATTTAGAATATTTAGGAATTAATGATTTAGTTGTATTGACTGACAATCGATTGCCATGGCGAAATACTTTTAAAATTGAAATGATTTATAATTATCTTCAATCTGGTAAGTGTACTACAAAATACATTATGTATTGCGATGCAATTGATGTAATTTTTATTGACGATCCGAATCGCGTAATAGATATTTTTAAAGCACATGAATGTAAAATGTTATTCATGTCAACGCCAGCTAAACATGGTTATGCACTTATGCCACAAATAAAACAATGGGCAGATAAACTTAGTACTAGATATTTAAATTCTGGCGTATGGATAGGTGAAACTGATTTCGTATACGATGTATTTCATGAAGCACGTAACTATATAACTCCACATGGTGCTACAATGGATAAGTTATCCGAATATTGGAATTCGAAACCAGAAAATTTTCCAATTGGGTCTGATGATCAAGATATACTAAGATTTATTCAACCTAAATTTCATCCAGAACTTAAAGTTGATTATGATAATATAATAGCATATAGAAATTAAAAAAAAATTTTTTTATTTTAAAAAATAAATGAAAATAGCATTTTTTACAGAAATGGGATTTTCTGGTAAAATACCAAGAACCCATGATAACATGAGAACGGAATTTGCATGGATGTGTGCGTTGAATTCTGATCATATTAACATAAATCACGCATTGACTGAATTTGAATATATAGAAGCACCAGTTTATGATTTAGGTATAGTTATTATTCCTAAACATGTTAAAGAATTTGATATCAATAAATTAAAAACGATTTGTAATAAAATTGCAGTAATGCAAGAAGGTCCAAATTGGCTTTGGCAAGACTATTCATTAGAACAACAAATTTGGTATTTCAATACATTAACATCTGCAGATATTATTTTTACACACAATGAAACGGATCGAAAATATTATCAAGGATTAACGACTCATCCGGATGTACGCGTATTGCCTAGTTTGATGATTGAAGATTCTATAGGAGAATTAAAAATTGAAGAACGCCAAGATGTTATTATAGGTGGAAATTTTGTGTCTTGGTATGGTGGATTCGATTCTATGATTATAGCTAAAGAACTAGGAGATGTAGTATATGCGCCATCAATGGGTCGAAAACAACCCCTCGAAGACCAATTGGTTACGCATCTTCCATATATGAATTGGAAACAATGGATCCATGAATTAAATAAGTTTAAATATGGTATTCATTTAATGCGAACTCACGCTGCCGGTACATTTGCATTGAATTGTTCGTATTTAGGAATTCCGTGTATAGGATACAAAGGATTAGATACTCAAGAACAACTTCATCCGGATTTAACAGTTGAATTAGGAGACTTAACATCTGCTAGAAAACTTGCGGCAAAACTTAGGACGAATGAAGAATTTTATTTATATTGTAGTAATATAACAAAAAGATTATACGAAGAAAAATATCATGAAAATAAGTTTTATACAACCTTCACGGAACAATTTAAAGTATCTTAAATGGTCTTACGACGCAATCAGAAAAAATCAAGGCAATCATGAAGTAGAAATTTGCGTTGCAGATGATTTCAGCGATAAAGATGGTACTTGGGATTGGTGTGTAGAAATGATGGAAAAAGATCCATTATTCAGAGCAATTCGTAATGAAGGTCCAGCTCGCCTAGGACATACAATATTGTATGATCGTTTAGTTAATGAAGTAGCATCATTCGATATTTGTATGATATATCATGCGGATATGTATCTATGTCCTGGAGCTTTGGATGCGATTGAAAAACATATTGGTTCCAAAAAAATTGTATCATTAACACGAATCGAACCTCCATTACATCCACCTGGACCAGAAAAGGTATTATTAAATTGTGGAGTTGAACCGGAACAATTTAATGAAGATAAATTACTACATCATTTAGAAATGGAGTATGATATCGTATACGATGATAAAACAACTGAAGGTATATTTGCTCCATGGGCATTCATGAAATACGATTTCCAAGAGATAGGAGGACACGATCCATTATATGCTCCGCAGTCAAAGGAAGATTCGGATATATTCAATCGATTTCAATTAAATGGAGTTTCATTCATACAAACATGGGAAGGGTTTGTTTATCATATGACTTGCAGAGGTAGTAGATTTAATCCTACGTTAACAACCCCAGGACAAAATTCTCCGGAATGGGAAGCTCAGAATATAAGATCAACTCGAAACTTTATTCGTAAATGGGGACACTTTTGTAAACACGATACATTAATGAAACCTATAATACCGCCAAAATATAACATAGCATTTGTTGTTAAAAATTGCAATTCATATTTATTAGAAGCATTAGAACCATGGTGTGATAGAATATACATAGAAGATGATATGCAAGTATTAACGACGCATTACATTGATAAGGAACAATCTAACACGGCATTTGACTTAACAAAACGAGTATTTTGTATCGGATACAACGATCCAAATGCAGAAAATGATATCGTTATTGAAATCGATAGAAATCGGTTTTCGGAACAAGATTTTCAATACATTCAAATGATGTCAGAAATCATACAAAGTTCCGGAGAAGTAGGAGACTTTAAATTAGAAAATTTAAAAGTAACAATTAATCATTTAGAAACATACGAAAAAGATTTAATAATATGCGAAATGCAATAGTAACAGGCGGTGCTGGATTTATAGGATCTACCATGACCGATCGTTTAATAAACGAAGGATACCATGTATTAGTAATTGATAATTTATCAACCGGCAAAGCTGAGAACGTTAATGATTTAGCTGAATTTCATAGAAAAGATTTAGCAGAAATTGATATACATGAATTAACGGTATTATTCGGAGGAGCGGATGTAGTTTTTCATTTTGCAGCATTAGCACGCGTACAACCTTCAATTGAAGATCCGATTACATTTAATACAGCGAATGTACAAGGTACTTTAAAAGTATTATTAGCAGCACATCGTGCAAAAGTTAGACGTGTAGTTTACAGTGCATCATCTTCTGCATATGGGAATACTGTTATTTTTCCGACTCCAGAAACCCATGGCACCAATCCGTTGTCCCCATATGGTTTACAAAAATTAATTGGCGAACAATATTGTAAAATGTTTAGCGAAGTATATGGATTAGATACGGTATCATTGCGTTATTTTAATGTTTATGGCGAACGTATGTCTACCGAAGGTGCTTATTGTTTGGTTATGGGAATATTTGCAAAACAATTGTTAAACGGGCAACCATTAACAATTACCAATGATGGCAATCAACGAAGAGACTTTACTTATGTAGATGATGTAGTTGAAGCCAATTGGTTAGCTGCCAATTATTCGGAATCATTAAATGGAGAAATTTTCAACATCGGAAATGGAAGTAACTATTCAGTTAATGAAGTAGCAGATATGATGGGTGGAGAAAAAACTTACGGCAATCCTCGTATAGAACCATTTGCAACATTAGCTGATAATTCTAAGGCAAAAGAAATTTTAGGATGGATTCCAAAAGGACACTTACCTACCTGGATTGAAAAATATAAAGAACAACTAGGTCTTTAATTAGTAGTACCATATTTATATTAAAGTTACAAGTTTTTAAAAAGTTACGCCAAGTTACTAACTAAAAAGGAAAAGTATGGCATTTCAAAACTTTAAACAAATCTTTAAAAACTCTAACGATTACAACGAAAAAACTATTATCGGATTCATGTCTTTTGCTGTAATGGCAATTGCTATGATAGTTGATTTAGTTACCGGCGCATTTGGAAACGAACTTCGTTTAAATGAATACATTTACAATTCATTTGTAATTGTTACATTGGGAAGTTTAGGTATAGCTGGTCTAGAAAAATTTGCTAAAGGCGGAGGAGAAACTAAACAAAATAATAATGACGAAGAAATAGGTTAATTTGAAGTAAAATTGAAAGGACTATCGCAATGAAAAACCTATCAAAAGAAGAGTTATTAAGCAGGATAGAAGCAATTAATAGGAGTAATGCTCTTATTTATTTCGATCTTAATGGTATTATATTAGGCGTTAATGACATTTTTTTGGAAGCAATGGGTTATGGTATAGGCAATCACGAAGAACTTATCGGTAAACATCATAGCATTTTTGTATGTGAAGATTATTCAAAATCATATGAGTATGAAAAGTTTTGGGATATCTTAAGAAGCGGAAAGTATTATCAAGGTGAGTTTGAACGACGAAGAAAAGATGGAAGTCTTATCAATCTGCAAGCAACTTATAACCCTATTTTTGATGAAAGTGGTAAAATAACCAAAATAATGAAAGTTGCGACTGACATTAGTGCAATTGTCAATAGTAAAAAACAAATAGATGCAATCAACAGAAGTACAGCTCTTATTAGTTTTAACACAGATGGTTTTATAACAGAGGTTAATTCTATATTTTTAGAAACGATGGGATACAAAGCCAATGAAAAAGCTAAAGTTATTGGTAAGCATCACAGTGTTTTTGTAAGCTATGAGTATTCTAAATCTGACGAGTATGCCAAGTTTTGGGAAAATCTAAGAAAGGGTAAATACTTTGATGGAGTATTTGAAAGAAGAAAAGTAGATGGCTCTATTGTATATCTACAAGCATCTTATAACCCCGTACTTGATAGTAAAGGGAATATTACAGATGTAGTTAAGATTGCAACTGATATAACAGAAGCTGTAAATAATAAAACAAAAATAGAGGCTCTTACAAAGAATTTACAGGCAGAACTAGACAATTCACAAAAGCTAAAGAATGCAATAGAATTAGAAAAGGATGCAGCTTTGAATGACTTAGATGTAATGATGAAAAAAAGTCAGAGTGAGCTAATAAAAATCATTGTAAAAGTTGCCTTGTCTGTTATAGTTGGAGTTGGGCTTGTAACAACACTATTATATTGGGTTGCAATTATAACAGAGCAAGACACGCAAATAATAGGATCAACTTGGAGTAATATGTTTAGTGTATTACTAACAAACGCATTTTCAATAGTAGGTACGATCATGGGTATCAAGTATGCTACTCATGAGCCTGGAAGTAAACAAAAAAAATAAACATGGTAATAACAAAGAAAAAAGATTGATTATGGTACTAAAAAGAGGTGACAACAACGAACTAGTTAAAAAAGTTCAAGCAGTTTTAGGAGTAGAACAAGTAGGTAATTTTGGACCTAAAACGGAAGAAGCAGTTAAAGCGTGGCAAACTAAAAATGGTTTAACTCCCGATGGAGTAGTTGGACCAGCTACGTTAGCTAAAATGGGAATAGTAGTAGAAACGAAAGCTGCAGCTCCTGCAAAAGCTACTAAGTTTACTAGAGAACAAATCGAGACTGCAATCAAAGCTAAAGGATATAAATGGTTCGGTGATAAAGATTATGAATTGAATATCATCGGAATACGAAATGCAGATACCGGACAAAAAGTAACAAATTTGTTTGATGATTGGTTAACGTTATCTTATAAACTAGAAGGAGTTTGGAAATTTCATATATGGCCAGCAACTACCGATCCTGGAACGAAAGGTGTTATGCAATATGGTAACAAAGCTGGAGTTGCTAGACTAGTAGAAGGACAATATATCGGGTCACACATCATGAGACTTCATGCCGGCAAATACGAAGCTTTAGGACAAAATAAACCAGTTAAAGTATTTAGAGATCCAAACAAAGATATGAAGTACGATGAAACCAAAATCCAAGAAGGAGTATTTGGTATCAATATTCATAAAGCCGGCGCGGATTCGACATATGTAGAAAATTGGTCAGAAGGATGTCAAGTATTTAAACGTTCAGCAGACTTCGAAGAGTTTATGGCTATTTGTCGCAAAGCTAAAGCAGCACATGGAAATACATTTAACTATACATTGTTAAAATCAACAGATATTAAATAATGAAAACAACAGTACTTGCAATATATTTTTCGTTATCGACTATGTTAACTTTTATTTGTACTTATTTCTTTAACCTAACAATGAATCATTATGATCAATACTTGGCATTGATTTCTGTAGTATTCATCGATGGTTTTTTTGGCGTGATTGCAGGAATAAAACGCGAAGGATTTCAAACTCGTAAAGCAATTAAAGTTTTAAAAACAGCAGCAGTATGGTGTGCATTCTTAACAGTACTGTTGTCAGTTGAAGATGCATATAAAGGTACTGGTTGGTTAAGTGAAACTATATTGATACCTTTTATTGTATTTCAAATCATGAGTGCATTAAAAAATGCATCGATGGCTGGATTTATTAAAGCAAAATTGTTGAATCAAATTCTAGATAAATTTGACGACCATAAAGGCGTACGAGATAAATAATCATGTATAAAGCTGGCGGAATTGTAATGATAGCAGGAGTGATACTGTCGCTCCTGTTTATTGCCGCATTCGTTTGGTATGTTAATCGACATATCGGCGAAAAATTAAAAACAAAAGTATGGTTAACACGTTACGTATCTTTGTTATTAACGGCACTAGTTGGATTATTCATCGTTGACAAAGTAGTTAGTTTTCAAACAAAACTTCTTACCGACGAAATGAGTAATGGGTTATTTGAACTTATCAAAAGTATTGTACTAGTTATATTTGGTTATGAATTCGGCGGTAGCATAAAAAAAGATAACGATTCCGAATAATTTTGATTCTTATTTTATTTTTTATATCATATAGTATGAACTATAAATACATCTTGTTATCCTTTTCGTTATTTTTGTTAGGACAGATATTAGTTTGGATACAAGTTAATGGCCCATTAATATGGCCATGGGCAAAAGAATGGCGTTGGGCTCTAATGATACTCGGAGTTCCTATAACTTGGTTATTCATGGAAGCTACTAGCTATGTTGTACAAGGATTTGGTGGACTTTTCTGGCCAGGACGATTCATATCATTTTGTGCAGGTATATTCATATTCACTTTGATGACATATATTTTTCGAGATGAAGCTATCAATGTAAAAACTGCAGTATCATTGACATTAGCATTTGCTTTAATTTTAGTTCAATTGTTTTGGAAATGATGATATTTATTATATATGATCCAAGAATACATTACACAGAAAACACTTAATCCAAAGCTTTGGAGCAATGGTAAACTTCGTAAGAAACTTCGTGCTGGATTCTTAAAAATTGCCAATGAATTTTACAAGTTTCTAGATGTCGATGCAGCTGTAAAAGACATCATAATCATTGGTAGTAGTGCCAATTACAATTGGACAGAACATAGTGATATAGATTTGCATGTAGTTATTAATTACGGTCAAGTTGGAGACAATTTGCATTTGGTTAAAAATTACATGCACGCTAAAAAAAGCATATGGAATGAAAATTATCCATTATCATTAAAAGGCATGAACATTGAATTGTATGCACAAGATGTTAACGAAAAACTACATTCTACAGTAGCATCTTATTCTTTGATGCAAAATAAATGGTTAACGAAACCAACGGCTGATATGATTTCAATTGATGATGCTATCATACAACAAAAGGCAGAACCGTATGAATATGAAATTGATGAATTAAAAGATACAGACCCGCATATCGAAAAGAAAATACAAAGTCTTAAAACCAGACTACGTCATTTACGACAAACCGGATTAGATGCGGAAGGAGAATATTCTATAGAAAATATGGCGTATAAACATCTACGTAATAAAGGCTATTTAGAACGTTTAAACCGTCTTGAACAAAAGGTTACAATGGGTCGCCTTTCTGTAGAAGAAGCTGTAAATGAATTCAATATACCCCAAATGATAGACAAAGGCAAGTCTCAAGTAAAAACTTTCGTGTCAGCCATGAAAAATGAAACTTTAGAGACAAAACACGCATTAAAAATGATTCTAGATCATTTAAATGGAGAAAAATTAACTCCCGAAGAATGGTCATGGGTTCGTGGCCAAATGAAAGATGTCGTTAAAATGCTAGGATTAACTACGATGGCAGTAGCTCCAGGAGGAAGTTTAGTAGCACTATTAGCAAAAGCACTTAAGGCCGATAAATACATTTTGCCGTCTTCATTTCAAAAACAAGATGAAAAAGAAGTTACCGAATCTTTAGTAATGCACGTTACTGGTAAGAAAACTTTAGATACGGATGGGTGGGATGATATAATTAAAAAAACCGGGGCTGTTACAACGCATCGGGGACAATGGGATCACCCCGGTCAATGCACAATGATTCCTGGTAATCAAATTACAATGAAGAACGTTGCATATCCAGTAATGGGAATAGATGACACCGGACACGCACAAATGATGCACCCGGAACAAGATTATGATTATCCCGGTACTAAAGTTTTTGAAATACCACATACAGCACAATGGCAAACTATGTTAATGCGGCTTCAAAATGTAATACGTAATGGAACAAACTATGCAAAGTAAAGGATTAGGCGACGATATTAAACGAATAACTTCGGCAACTGGATTGGATCAACTTGCTAAAAAAATAGCACATCTTCTAGATGAAGATTGTGGATGTGATGACAGACAAGCTTGGTTAAACGAACAAACAAAAGATTGGTGGCCTTACAAAAAAAGGAATATAGAAAATGGCGATAATAAATAAAACGGGTATTACCAATGGCGGTACTATTCAAGCAGAACATGTTACAAGAGCAATTGATGCATTAAGTGGAGGTAGTACAGATACTGTAGTAGCAACTGGATCGTTTTCGGGTTCATTAACTGGAGAAGTATTAGGTAGTTCGACATCTACATTAACTGTTAATACCGCTGCGGGATCTGATAATAGTACACATTATGTATTATTTGGTGACGCAACAACCGGACAACAAACACCATTAACTGATACTACATTTACATATAATCCGTCTACAAATACATTAACGTTAACAGGATCATTAAATGTTAGCGGAAGTACTAACTCAAACATATCAGCAACGGCTACATCTAAAATTAATTTAAGTGCAATAAGTTCAAGTGGATATTTTGCATTACCATTATCTCAACCTAGCAATCCGGTTACTGGATCTGTATATGTTGATTTTACTGCTGGAAATTTTGCAATATGGGATGGGGTTACGTGGAGACTTATATCTTTTTAATTGATATTTATAATAAAATAAAGGAAAATTATGAAACTTACAAAAGAACAAATTTTAGGAATCGTTCGTCATGCATTAACATTTGTTGGGGGTATCTTTGTGATGAAAGGATTAATCGAAGAAACCGTAGTAACAGAAATCGTAGGTGGTGCAATGACACTTACCGGCGCTATTTGGTCTATCATAGAAAAGGCATAACATGGCACACTTGAATGAATGTGGTTGTAATTCAGAAATGGATCATAGCAATACTGATAACTACATGTTTTTTCAAAATTTAAAAACTATTAAGAAAATGGTAGATGCCATGTTGAAGATGGATCCTGCACATGTAGATCAAATACTTTCAAATGGACATGGTTGGGCAGCAGATCATATTGCAACATCAAAAGATGATGTAGAAGAAGTTGGCGGATTTTTAATGAACTCCGAACATACAGATTACGGTCATATGTCTAATGACATTGCATACAATTCACAACAACCACAATTCGTTCCTGTTGGATTTAAGGATCAATTAAAAACTGTCATGCATGAAAAAATTCAAAAAGTCGATGGGGGTTGGGCAGTATATCCTAGTAAAGGCGGAAAACGTTTAGGTACGCATCCTACTAAAAAAGCTGCATTGAAACAATTAGCAGCAATTGAAATTTCAAAAATGAAAAAATAAAGTATGTTTGAACAAATTGTACATAGTATTAATTGCTATGGCAAAACAAAATTAGCTCCGTCGCTTGTATGTGACGGAGTTGGTGTTTTCGCAATAACAGAAATCGATTCCAATTATGTACTATTTGATGATGTTGAGCCGGATACCATCCATATTCCGTATGAAATGATTACAGATATATCAGTACGAAAACATTTAACATCTACATGTAATTCAGATGAATTTGGAATTTGGCTTTCTAGAACATATAATAATATTAATATGTCTTACTATATAAATCATTCAGACACGCCTAACGTATATCACGATTTAAAACAAGATAAATATGTTACAATACGTAGTATATTGCCAGGCGAAGAATTAACTTGTACTTATACTAAAGAGGAGATCGATTGGCTTACTTAAACGCAAACATACCGACAATAACTTGTTACATACGAAACGAGTTTTTATTTAATCATGAAAAAGGCCATGGCGATTTTACTGCAGCCGATGTGCATTCAGTGGCTTCTATTCAGAAACGATCGCCATTGTTTGAAGCATTTCTAGAAAATGGGGTAAATTGGACAAGACGTCCTATACATGCATTTGCTTGGAAGAAAGATGCTGAACGATTACCATTAACAGAACATGTATATTGGGATTGTTTTTCATCATATATTGATGTACAAGTTCGAGAAAGAATGGCAGGATTACGGGCTGATTTAATTTCTATAACAGGAGTTAAACGACAAGGAGTATACATGTTTACATTGGATTGGTCACATGAAAATCGAAATGTACTGGATACTAATTTTTCAGAAACACCAGAACATAAGTGTGGACATGTATTCAAAATGGATAATGGTAATTATTTTATTTATCCTAACAATCGTATTATATGGATGGATAATGCATGGACATATAATAGAATAGAAAAAAATCCAGGTTATCAAATTGATATGACAGTTTATTCGGTTGAAGGTAAAGCTGGATATGAAACGGATTATTCATATATGACTGAGTTTAACAAAGATAAATCTACTAAGTAATATATATTAATATGAAACTAATAAATTTACTATTCGAATCCAAACAAACTAACAATAAGTTTGAGGAATTTGCAGAGACTCGAGGAAAGGGTGCTGCCAAGATAGCTGCGACTGCTGAAGAAAAAGGCGGGTTAGCATTATTAACATGGCATCACTTTAAAGTAAAAGCTCCATACTATAAACGAGCTACCGCCGGTAAATTTGATATTGATTCTGCAAAAAAAGAATTTGATGAAACACTTAAAAAGATTTCATTGGATATGACTGCAATTGAATTTCAACGAGAAGTAGGACGTTTAGAAGTTTTAGGCGAATTGATTATACGAGAACAGTCTAAGTAGGAACGGTATGATACGGTTAAAGTCGTTGTTGAATGAAGATGTCGATTGGTACATAAGAGAAGATGGAGATTGGAATTATTCTAAAATCGAATCAAGTAAAAGTGCACGGGATATTGCGCAATTGCTTAGACGTTCCAGAGGCATATTCAACGATGACGAAGCTGTAGCAGAGGCTGCATTTATTGCAATGACTAAATCTAATATTTATGATGCAGTAAAAAAGTCATTAAGCCGAGATCCATATGGATATGTTTCATCTTTTATATCAACTGGTAACATGTATCACAAACAATCAATTGATACTTCCTATAGAAAAATTCTAGCCAACAAAAAGAAAGCTAGTACTACAGCTGCCGCAACTACTACACCCGCTCCATCCGGTAATCCCATGACTCAAAGTTTTAAAAATTTAATTAAAAGTTGGGAAAATAGCAAATCATATAAACCGGGAGGATGGAATCCAAAAAAAGAAAAATGGTATCCACATAAAAGTCCCGAAGGTGGAACTCCTACTATTGCATATGGACACAAATTAACAGAACAAGATGTACTCACCGGTAAATTTAAAAACGGATTAACTGACAGTGAAGCATTGAGATTGTTTGATTCGGATCTATTAACAGCACAAAACAAAGCAATGAAGTTAATTCCAAAATTTGCAAAACTTCCAACAGCAACAAAACAAGCATTGATTAATTCATGTTATCGAGGCGAGATGTCTAACGAAAAAATGCCGAAAACATTGAAATTGATGCGCGATGGGAAATGGAAAGAAGCTGCAGCTGAATATTTAGATAATGAAGAGTATCGCGAAGCTGGTGCTAACGTTCGTGGCAGAATGGAATGGAATGCACGTCAATTTGCGGCAACTAGTAAATTTGGATTCGTTTCATAAAATACTTATTATAAGTTATGGAAACAGAAAATTTTATTAACAAGCTATTGATATCATCTATCAATCACATGAAAACCAATTCTTGGGAATGGCCCGAACATTGGGACATGTCTCGCAAATTGCGTTTTCTAGATCAATGTTTGAAATATGCTGAACAAAATGAGTTTTATGAACAATGCGCAATTATCCGGGATGTCCAAAAAACAATCAACATCTAAACGAGGTCAATGGCAAATAATATTGCATGACGATGATCGTAATACATTTGATCATGTAATCGATTGTTTAGTTGAAGTTTGCGGCCATAATTATTATCAGGCAGTTCAATGTGCTACAATCACTCACAACAACAATCAATGTTCTATATTTGTAGATGATTGGTATACTTGTGAAGATGTCGGTGATATGCTGCAACGAAATGGCTTAACGATATCAGTTACAAAATTTAAAAACAAAAAACGATGAATTGGTTTCGTAAGATTAGAATCGGAATGCTTCATGCAACGTACCACAGAAACATGAAACGTGCTGAAGGTGCAAGACAACAGCAAGATGTCTTGCGTTTTAAAAAATACATTTACCGGGCCGAAGATGCTTGGAAACGATTGGTTATATTAACAGAAAAAATAAAAAAATAATGGGAAAAAAATCAGCATATTCTGGCGAGTCAGCCAAAGATAGATCCATCAACGCGATGGATAAATTTATTTCAAAAAATGCTGCTAAAAAGGCACATGAACAAATGTTACCGGGACGAAGAAAAGATCCTAACATTGCAATGGAATTGTGGCCTTTGAAAGACCAACTTGAATATTGGGAAAACAGAACCGATGCAGATCGTTTTGATGAAATGTATTCAGCCTATTCTACGTGGTATGCTGAAGTAAAACAACGAAGCGGAGTATATCATGCAACCTTTTTAGACTTTACAAGCAAGTTAAAAACCGAAATGAAAACGATGTGGGAGACTAAAACAACTCCTAAAGATGCGGTATTAATGTTGAGAAAACACGGAGTATATTAATGAGCCAACAGTATAAATACGTTTATGGACGAGGTCGATCTGCTTTTGATTTACCGGAATCTGATATTCGTTATGCTATGGCTAATACTAAATCAAATGCAGAAGCGGCTAGGTTTTTAAAGATATCATTTACTACCTACAAGAAATATGCTAAGATGTACGTTGATTCGGAAACGGGACGTACGCTGTATGATTTGCATACCAATCAAGCCGGTGTTGGAATAACAAAGGATGTATGCAAAGCATCGTCAGGCCCTTATTCTATAGACCAAATACTTCAAGGAAAATATCCAAACTATCCTACATGGAAACTGCGTAATCGATTATTAGCATTAAACATTTTTCCGGAAGCGTGTGCTTGTTGCGGATATGCAGAACGCCGAGTAACTGATGATACAGTTCCTTTGTTATTGGATCATATAGATGGAGATGATACTAATCATCGCGTAGAAAATTTGCAAATGCTTTGCTTGAATTGTTACTATCAACAAGTAGCAAATCCATTTAAACGAGACAAAGAATTGTTTTGGAATTATAATATGTTGGGTTGATATTTATTAATATGATATCAATGAAAACTCTTATAATTGAAGGACGTTACGATAGCATAGTGTCGGATTTATCTAACCGATTACTAAGAATCGTAAAAGACAGTTACAGTGCCGTTAATCAACGCAATGGAGAGTTTTCCGGACAAAAGATATATTTTAAACGAGGTGAATCTGTACCTAGCATAGATGACGATACAGCATTTCCTCACGTTTATTTTGAAGAAGTAGAAAACGCTACAATACCATTAGAATTCTATTTGCAATTCAAAATACAATGGATACAAGGATTTGATGATTATCGTGTCGGTGGAGATGCATACAACGAAACCAAACGAACTTCGGATGATATGCCTTTGATAGAAATACGATTGGAAATGGATCCGGCAGATTATCCTAAAATACTAAGCACGGTTGCAATGGATCTGCGTGACACTTTGCGTCATGAAATAGAACACACAACGCAATCCGGATGGAATACAATTGATAGCAAATACATTCCATCAGATCAAGCACTACGTAAAAAGATTCAATCAGGCCAATTGCCACCATCGCGATACTTTACATTGCCAAAAGAAACGCCGGCAATGATTCAAGGTTTATACACCAAAGCCAAAAAAAGCAAACGTCCATTCGCACAAGTAGTGAATGACTATTTGAACTTGTGGGTTAGCAACGGAACTATTACGGAAACGGAAAAACAAAACATACTTAAAACTTGGAAGACATATCTTCCTAAAATGGGAATACGTCAGGAGTTGTAATGACATTAGATGAATTTTTTAAAAACGAAGATTTACGACGTTGGGTCAAAGAAAAATGGGTTGACCAACATGGCAGACCTTGTGGCAATGACAAAACCAAAGGCGTAAAAAAATGTCGTCCTAGTCGCAAAGTTTCTAAGGATACTCCTAAAACATGGAGTTCATTTGATAAAAAAGAAAAAGATGCTCTCGTACGGCAAAAGCGTCGTGTTGGAATGGGTAAACGAACTCCGAAGGCTGAGGAAGTGTCATTAGAAGAAAAGAAAAAAGCAAAACGAGATGCGTGTTATCACAAAGTAAAGGCTCGTTACGATGTTTGGCCATCTGCATATGGATCATTAGCTTTATCAAAATGTCGTAATGTCGGAGCAAAAAATTGGGGAAATAAAACAAAGGAATCTATGGAAGAAATGTCAATATGCAATGGATGTGCAATTGCAATGTTAGAAGATATTAAAGCTGGTAAATTTGATGTAATCTCAGAGGCTAAGTATCAAGGACGTACCGTTAAATTAGGTAAACCAATGCAAGGTGATGTTAAGAAGTTTAAAGTTTATGTTAAGAATGACAAAGGCAACGTTGTAAAGGTTAACTTTGGTGACCCTAATATGAGAATCCGTAAAAGCAATCCAGCACGTAGACGTTCATTTAGAGCCAGACACCGTTGTGATACTCCAGGACCAAGATGGAAAGCAAGATATTGGTCTTGTAGAAAATGGTAATTTGGAATTTAAATTGTTTATTATTATAATAGGATATGGATATGGCAGATCAAATTGAAGAAATAATGATGGAAGCGTACGCGTACGGAATCCATAATGAAGTATTAGATACGGTAACTCAACTACAGCATCAATTCCTACATGATCGAGTTGCATTGTATGAAACTGCATTTCAACAAACTATGTCACGTTATGAACAACCAAACTCTGAAAATTAATTTAGCGGCTTCAAGAGAGTCACAACGACAACAAGGTTACTTCGATGGCCGGTTTGTTCCGAGAGTCGAACAATCTAAAAAAACATACACCCGCAAACACAAACACAAAAAACATGCACATGAATAAGATATTACTAGTATTTCTATTTTTAACTGGATTTGCAAATGCACAAACAGTTATTCGTTATGATTACATGGAAACATGGAATTGGGCAGGGCTATGGTGGACTCCAGCAGCTACAGCCAATTGGTTTACTAATGCATCAGTTACTCCAACTGAAAGTGCTGTGTTGTATGGAATTGGCTCTGGTACTAGTGCTATAGAACAAGATTGGTATTCATTACCCAATGTCACCGGATTGGATGCTACAAAACAATATCAATTTAAATTTAGATTAGCTTCATATACATTTTCAAATCCAACAGCTACGACCCGTGGAGCTGATGTAGCTGACTATGTTTCCGTGCAAGTATCTACCAATGGCGGCGTATCTTACGTTAACGAAATGAGAATAACGGGAAACAGCAACGCAACATGGCCATACACTGCAACGGGTACTATTACGCATACAGCAAATGGAACATTTACAAATTCAGCAGCACCCGTTGGCGATGTGTATCAAGCACCAAGCGGCGCATCCACTACCGGACCATCAACCATTACACTCAATTTACCTGCCGGCATTACGCAGGTTGCAGTTGATTTGTATTGCAGAGCCAATTCGGCAGGAGAAGAATGGTGGATTGACAACGTAGAACTAATTGAAGTTATTGCATTGCCGGTTGAGATGATATCATATGAAGCACGAAGCACCAGCTTAGGCAATTTGTTAATTTGGAAAACTGCTTCCGAACACAACACATCTCATTACGAAATACAAAGAATGCAAGATGGTGACTTTAAAACCATATCGCAAATACCTGCGGCAGGTAATAGTACTGAACTTCTTACATATACATTTGTAGACAATGAATTTGATTCGCAAATCAATTACTATCAAATTGTGCAATACGATAATGATGGATACTTTGAAATCTATGGACCAATATCAGTTGACAATAGCAAACAACGAGTAGTTGTAAAAGTCGTAAACATGTTAGGACAAACTATCGATCCGCAATTTGAATCTGGAGCATACATTGAAATTTATGACGACGGTACCATGAAAAAAGTTATCAAATAATTTGGTTTCGAACAAATAATTCATTATATTTATAGTATAAAAAATGAGTTATGAAAAGAAAGATTTTTGGTATTGTTAGAGATAACAAGGTATTTGAAGTGGGAACAGGCAGAGACATTTCAGCAATGTTCCGAGATGTTATGATTAAAGCCGCAGTTGAAAACGGCAAAGCATTAGCATTCGATGAAGAAACAGGTCGTGCAAGACAAGTAGAATTGTCAGAAGTACCAACCGAACCTATGCAACCTCAACAGAAAGCTGAACCCGTAGAAATGGATCCGGTGATGGCTCTTATTACCAATGCTGCTAACATTAAGCCCAATGATTTAGAAATGTCTGACATCAAATGGAAGTATCTTGTTAGGTCGGCAGTTCGAGGCAAGAACATCATGATGGTTGGTCCTGCAGGATGTGGTAAGACACAAGCAGCAAAGGCACTTCCCGTTGCAACGGATCGTCCATTCTTTTATTTTAACTTGGGTGCGACTCAAGATCCTAGAGCCACTCTTATTGGTAATACGCATTTCAAATCCGGAGAGACTACCTTTGATGAATCTTCATTTGTTAAAGCAATTCAAACGGAGAATGCAGTTATTCTTCTAGATGAATTGTCCCGTGCGCATCCAGAAGCTTGGAACATCTTGATGACAGTATTGGATGAAGGTCAACGTTATCTTAGATTGGATGAAGATATCGATTCGCCTACAATACAAGTAGCATCCGGAGTATCTTTCATTGCAACTGCAAACATTGGTACCGAGTATACATCCACCAGAGTATTAGATCGTGCATTGATGGATCGTTTTGAAATTATCGAAGTAGACATTTTGACTTTGGAACGAGAAGAAGTATTGTTGGCTAAACGTTACGGTACCAAAGTGTCTGCAGATTTGATTCATGCAGTAGCAGACATTGCGGATGCTACCCGTAAAGAATGGAGAAGTGAAACTGGCAAATTGACTACTATGATATCCACTCGTATGACGGTGCGTGTATGTGAATTGTTAGCAGATGGCTTTACGCTTTCCGAAGCATCCGAAGTAGCAATACTACCTTTCTTTGATGCATCAGGAGGTACGGATTCAGAAAGAACATTCGTTAAGCAGATTATTCAGAAACATATGGCAACAGCCGAACAAGATATTTTCAATACAGGTACTGAAACTTCGTCAGACGAAGCAGTTCCATTTTAAAATCTTTTTCATAGCTCAAAAAAGAAACAGTTACGGCTAAAACTCCCATTCGTTAATCAGCGGAGTCTGTTTCTTTTTTAACTTTTCGGTTGGATCTTACTGAAAATTTCCTTATATTTATAATATAAAATAATTGAGATATGAAAACAGACTTTGGATTTAAAGGTTATGAAAATCGTCAAGCATCTAGCTTTTGGTTACGCGAAGATTTCGATACATCATTTGCTAAAGGACGTAATATAGATTATACAAAATTAGCCGCAGCACAACGTGCAATTGGTAACTTTGTTAATATCGTTACTGGCAAACAAATTCCCGTAATATTCCAAAGCAATGACGATAGCTACACAGATGGCCGGAAAGTTGTTATCGGTACCAAATTGGACGATAAGAATTTTGATCCTACAGTAGGATTAGCATTGCATGAAGGATCTCATATTGCATTTACCGATTTTTCATTGTTTAAAGGTGCAACATGGTTAAGTAATTCTCCGTTTGCCAATCACGTAAGAATGCAAGGATTGGATCCGGATATGTCAATGACGGAGCGCGACTTTAGCACAATCAAAGATTTATTGAATTGGATTGAGGATCGTAGAATTGATTATAAAATTTATACCAATGCTCCAGGATACCGTATGTATTATGAAGCAATGTATGATAAGTATTTCAACGACAAAGTTATCGATAAGGCTTTAGTATCCGGTGAGAAAGTTGACGAAACTTGGGATAGTTACATGTTTCATGTTATTAATTTTACCAATCCGAACAGACAGTTAGATGCATTAACTCAGCTTCGAACTATATGGAATCTTATTGACTTAAGAAATATCAATCGTCTTAATACGACTTTAGATGCATTGAATGTAGCGTGTGAAGTTTATAAAGTAATAAAGTACGCAGTTAAAGATGCAGAAACGGATACCGCATCTTCATCTGGGTCGTCTAGCACCGGTGCCAGTAAACCAGGCCAAACATCTTCTGAAGATTTAGACGATGCCGACGATAACGAAGATTTTGACAATGAACTTGCCGATAGCGATTTTGATAATGAAGATTCCGACGATGCACCTGGATCGTTACTTTCCCAAAAGGAACAAGATAAATTGGCAAAGGCTATCCAAGCACAACGAGATTTCTTAAGAGATAACATTAAAAAGACGGGTAAATTATCAAAATCTGATGCTAAGATTGTTGATGCAATCAAAGAATCGGGAACGGAAACCAGAACGGTATTTACAGATGATGGTGGTGTTGGTGCTCCTGTGACTGCAGTAGTTATCAAAAAAATAACTCCGAGTATCATTCAAAGTATACCATCGTTGTTTGCATCATATGCTTATGAATTTGCATCAGGACAGAGAGTACTTGATACGGTTAATCCGATGTATTCTGCTAAAGAAATCATAAAAACAGATAATGCGGTTAATCAAGGTATCATATTAGGAAAGCGTTTGGGTGCTAAGTTGCAACTAAGAAATTCGGATCACAGTTTGAAAACGACTCGACTCACTGCAGGAAAAATTGATCGTAGATTGATATCGCAGTTAGGATATCAAAATGTCAATGTTTTTCATCGCATCGTAACGGATCGATATAAAAATTATTTTATTCACATTTCAATTGACGCATCCGGATCGATGTCAGGACGAAAGTTTCGTAATGCGATTACATCAGCAGTAGCAATTGCACAAGCAGCGTCCATGACAACTGGTATCCGAATACAAATATCAGTTCGTGGTACTGAAAATGTAGGTAGTCATACCGAAAAATCCGTTACGATATACGCATATGATTCGGCACACGATAAAATGAATAAAATTAAAACATACTTTAAGTATCTAACTACATTTGGATGTACTCCGGAGGGAATTGCATTTAAGAGTATTGAACAAGATATTAGAAAAGATGCAAAAGGAGATGAATGCATCTTCATTAATTATTCAGATGGAGAACCGACAAATGTTTATGGTTGTGCGGACCGTTACGAAGGAGTAAGATTTACCAAAAAAGTTGTTAACGGATTGCGCGAGGCGGGTATTACGATAATTAGTTATTTCATATACAATGACTATGTATCGGATAGTACTCGAAACAATTTTAGAACAATGTACGGACCAGATGCTGCATTTATCAATCCGGTTGATATGACAGATGTTTCTAAGTCAATGAACTCAAAATTCTTGGAAATTTCTAAGTAAATATTTATATTAAAATAAACAAGTTATAAAGGAAAAACAATCTATGGCAAAACAAATTGAATTTAATTCAGACGCACGAATGAAATTAAAAAATGGAGTCGATGCGTTAGCAAATGCAGTAGCTGTTACATTAGGTCCGAAAGGAAGAAACGTAGTAATCGCTAAACAATTTGGTGGTCCTCATGTTACAAAGGATGGAGTATCCGTAGCAAAGGAAATCGTTCTCAAAGATCCCGTTGAAAATATGGGTGCTCAAATGGTAAAAGAGGTGGCATCAAAAACGGCTGACATAGCTGGAGATGGAACTACTACAGCAACCGTTCTTGCACAGTCATTGGTGACTGCAGGATTAAAAAGTGTAGCGGCTGGATCGAATCCAATTGATTTGAAACGAGGAATGGACAAAGCAGTTGGATGTGTTGTTGATGAACTCAAGAACATGTCTCAAGAAATTGGTAGCAACAACGACAAAATCAAGCAAATTGCAACCGTGTCGGCTAACAATGATGAATCAATTGGATCATTAATTGCTGAGGCTATGAAAGTAGTAGGCAATGACGGAGTAATAACCGTTGAAGAAGCAAAAGGCACCGAGACGGAAGTAAAGACAGTAGAAGGTATGCAATTCGACAGAGGATATCTTTCTCCTTATTTCGTAACCAATCAGGAAAAAATGATTACGGAAATGGATAATCCGTTAATCTTGTTGGTTGACAAAAAGATTTCTTCGATGAAAGAATTGTTGCCAGTACTTGAGCCTGCAGTTCAAACCGGACAATCATTATTAATCATTGCAGAAGACTTAGATGGCGATGCATTGGCTACGTTGGTAGTTAATCGTATTCGTGGAGCATTGAAAATTGCAGCAGTTAAAGCTCCTGGCTTTGGTGACAAACGCAAAGAGATGCTAGAAGACTTAGCTGCATTGACGGGCGGTACTGTTATCTCAGAAGAAAAAGGATTGACATTGGCTGATGCTACCATGGAACATTTAGGTAGTGCTGAGAAAGTTGAAATTTCCAAAGACCGAACTACGGTTATCAATGGTGCTGGCGAAGTAGAAGATGTTAGAGAAAGAGTACAACAAATTCGCGTAGCTATTGACAATGCAACATCTGACTATGAACGTGAAAAACTTCAAGAAAGATTGGCAAAACTTGCCGGAGGTGTAGCGGTGTTATACATTGGAGCTCCAACCGAAACCGAAATGAAAGAAAAGAAGGATCGTGTGGATGATGCGTTATCGGCAACTAGGGCTGCTGTAGAAGAAGGCATCGTACCTGGCGGGGGAGTTGCTTTGATTAGATGCATTAATGCATTGGACGCAGTTAACGCAACCAATTCTGATGAAAAAATAGGTGTTGATATTGTTCGCAATTCATTATCGGCTCCATTGTATCAAATTGTAGCAAATGCAGGTGGCAACGGAGATGTAGTAGTTCATTTCGTTAAAGAAGGCGAAGCTGGATACGGATACAATGCAAGAACCGATGCATATGGTGATATGATTGAAATGGGTATTATCGATCCAACCAAAGTAACCAGAACGGCTATTGAGAATGCGTCATCTATTGCATCCATGGTGTTGATGACGGAATGTGTAATTGTGGATGAACCTAGCAAAGATGAACCTGCTATGGATCCTGGAATGATGATGTAATGAAAATTATCAAACATAATGATAAGGCATATGGTGTATTGAGGCAAGTCCCAATGCACCATTTTGCTAATCGCATCGATACTTCACCTAACGGAGAATATGTTAACATGTTTAAGGAATGGTGTGGCGCTGATACAATAATACAGACAGACACGCATTTCATGTTTTGTGAAACAATTCCGGATGTGGATTTTGAAACAACGGAATAATTTTATATAATAAGTTATGACAGAAAGAGAAGTACAACTGCTAGGATTTGAACGAGAAGAATTTAGTGATTGGGATGGAGATTGGCATTATTACGCTTACGAGATTACAAACGGATTGTCGTTTATAACATCAGCAACCAATGAAGTCACGAAAGATGGCGAATGGTTTGTAGAGATATTTAATACGCAAGATCCAGTCCGCTTTTATAAATTTGAAGAAGTTCAATCATTGATTAACTTATTAGAAAAACATTTAATTAAAACGGCATGATAAAATGGTTTGAAATGAACCTAGGTTGGTTCTTTGTAAATGGAAGAAAGCGGGATCGTTGGGCCGCATATTTGAGAAAGAAATATGGAAATAACGCACAATGAAAACTAAACTACTAAAAAAATTACGAAAAGATTGTAGTTGGACGTGTGTTAAACAAGAACATATGGGAGGAGTTGTAATGTACACCTGGATATTATTACAACAAGGGTTTATTAGTAAGTACTCCAACTCAGAATTGTTAATACGACATATGTTAACACACAATGCTAATTATCATGATTCCGTTTTGGATTGGCGTTGGGATAACATATTGCATCGATATCATGTAAAAGTAAATGAACGTAAATTTAGAAAGTACAAACAACGATGAACGCGTTAGATAAACAATACACAGCCCTACTGCGAGACATCTTAGACAACGGAACTCAAAAAAGCGACAGGACCGGGACAGGCACACTTTCAGTATTTGGCAGACAAATCCGACACCGCATGGCAGATGGATTTCCGCTTATCACTACAAAGAAGATGCCATTCCGGACGATAGCAACAGAGCTGATGTGGTTCCTACGTGGTGATACAAACATTAAATTCCTTGTTGATAACAATTGTAACATATGGACGGGCGATGCTTACAAGAACTACTCTAACCATTTTATAGGATATGATGATGTTCCCGATCAGGCCTGGTTTACCAATGAAATTAAAACAAACCCGGAGTTTGCTGAGCGTTGGGGCGAGCTCGGCTCTGTGTATGGAGCACAGTGGAGAGAATGGAGTGCTGCGGTACCTATTAAAACAACTCTCAAAGATCCTTTATCCGGTGCAGATACATATGTCATTGGCACCAAGTACATTGACCAAATCGCAAACCTAATCCGTGATCTTAAAACAAACCCAGATTCAAGACGATTAATGGTTTCGGCTTGGAATGTAGGTGAATTAGACCAAATGGTACTTCCACCTTGTCATTATGGATTTCAAGTTTATACAAGAGAGTTGAGTGACAAGGAAAGGATTGAGTGGATGGGTGGAAAAATACAAGAAAAATACCCAGCATTGGTTGAACAACAAATTAAACATTGTGATGAACATAATGTTCCTAAACGAGCAATCTCATTGATGTGGAATCAACGTTCAGTAGATACATTCTTAGGTCTCCCATTCAACATTGCATCTTACGGCTTGTTATTAGAAATTATTGCTAAATCAGTTAATATGGTTCCTGATGAATTGATTGGTAACTTGGGTGATACGCATTTGTACGCAAATCACGTTGAACAAGCTAAAGAACAGATTGGTAGAGATTTGAGTTTGGATGAAAGATATGAGATAGCCCTTCCAATTTGGAAAGAAAACTACGGACCTTTAGCTGATATGATGGTTGCCACTAATATAGATAACACACCTTATAGAATCCCAACCCGAACAAGAGAACCATATTCATTACCAACCTTAAATATTAACACAGAGTGGTGGCCAACAGAAAGCGGAGAGTGCGGTGTAGGTCCTATTGATGCACAAGCAGTATTCAACGGATTTACAAATGACAACTTTTGTAAGTGTTTGTTGGAAGAAGACTTGCAACTAAGCAACTATCAAGCACATCCACATATTAAAGCACCTTTATCAAATTAAAATTATGAAAAAACTAGTATTAGTATTAGCAGTATTAGCACTAACAAGTTGTGTTAATCAAATAGATCGTTTAAACGACGCTCAGAAGAAGTATCCAAAATGCATAGTGCAACCGACAACTAGTTTGTTAACACGAGATGGGTATGAAGTTATGGTAGAAGATACTATCAACAATCAAATCTACGTACTAGATTACTATGCATTTAGTTCAACTAGGATCTGGGATATTAGAAACATCAAGTAATGGAATTTTTAAACTCACATCCAATCAAGAAAAGTGATCTAGGCTTTCACGGCAATCTCTTTGGAGGTAAACTCTTAGCATGGATCGATGCATCAGCTGCTAGCTACGCAATGCAATTGTGTGATACGCCCCGTATGGTTACGGTTTCAATTGATCAATGTAACTTTGAAAAACCAGCACGCGAAGGTCAATTGGTTAAAATATATGGACGTCCACAAGCAATAGGCAATTCTTCTATCAACTTGTACATGGAAGCACGTGCGCACAATGTATACACTGGCAATCAGGTTGTTGTACTCAAGACTCATATTAAATTCGTACACATTGATGAAGAAGGACATCCTATTCCGTTAGGGGAAAAGGCTCGTAATCGAGTTGTTAAACTAGTAGAATCTAAATAATTAATATTTATTAATATGAAACGGTTATTACTATACATGATGTTGTTATGTGGCACTGCATATTCTCAATGCAATGGAACGCAATCATTCACACTCACACCACCTCCAGTAGGCAATCAATATCTTCCAGGACAAACGGTAACGATGTGTTATACCATGAACGGATACACTCAAGCAGGAACGAATTGGGTTGAAGGATTTGATTTAACTTTAGGACCGGGTTGGTCAAATGTACAACCAGCAACGCCTCCTGCTAATTGTGGAGGTAACACATCGGGAGGACAATGGATATGGACGTTGGCTGCAAATACTCCGGTAGGACTTGTAGGTCCAGGTTACTTCTTTGACTTAGACTTAGACGGCCAATCCGGAGATGATTTTGGAGACTCCGGATCGTGCACATGGACCTTTTGTGTAACGCTTACAGTAGCACAAGGATGTACTCCACAAAGCTTAGCAATTGCCGTAACTCCCGGGTCAGATGGACTATGGGGAAGTTGGGGCAGTACAAGTTGCGATGCAGCAACACCATTTACAGTATTTAACGGAACTATTAACCCACAGCTACCTGGTATAGGAGCTATATCACACAATTAATGTTATGAAAAAACTATTATTATCATTGAGCCTATTGGCAAGTACAAGTGCGTATACGCAGTTAACAACAATTAATCCGGATACAGTTTGCTATCAAACTCCTGGATCTATTTATTCAGTAACCAACACTCCGGGTAATACTTATACATGGACCGTAGCCGCTCCAGGAGTAATTACATCGGGACAAGGAACAAACCAGATTGGAGTCAATTGGTCTGCAGCAGCTCCAGGCCTAATACCAAATGCTGTAAGTGTAGTAGCATCAAATGGTTCGGGTTGTAATTCGCCAGCATCAAACCTCAACGTATTCATTTTACAAATTGTTCCTAGCATCACAGCATTAGGTCCATTTTGTAGCACGGATGCGTGTGTAGCAGTAACAACCTCACCTGCAGGCGGTGTATTAACTGGAACGGGTGTTGTAGGTAATACATTTTGTCCACAAACTGCAGGAGCAGGAACATGGCCTTTAACATATACAGTAACACAAGGAGGATGTACATTCACAGCTACCACTTCAGTAACAGTTAATCCAACTCCAACCTTATCACCGATATCACACAACTAATGAAAACGTTATTATTCATCATGATGTCATTCAATGTTGCAGCACAACAGCTTGTAACATTATGTAACGGACAATCGCAAACATATTTTTATTCCGCCGATGCCAATTTACCAGGCGACACGGAATGGGATGTAAATGGTATTACATACACAGGCAACCCGGTTGGATTAACTTGGAGCGATACTGGAATCTATGTTCTCACAGCTACACATTGGTCATTGGATTGTCCTAGCGAGCCAGTAACATATACCGTAACGGTTAAAGAATGTGAACAATTAATATATTACATTCCAAATTCATTTACTCCCGACGGCAACGAATACAATCAAACGTGGGGTCCGGTGTTTACCGAAGGCTTTGATCCATACGATTTTCATTTATTAGTGTTTGACCGTTGGGGAGAAACCATATGGGAATCTTGGGACGTAACAACACAATGGGATGGATCGTACAACGGTGCACCAGTTCAAGATGGCACTTATACTTGGGTAATTTGGTTTGGCGATAAGTATACCGATGCCAGATATACCAAAAACGGACACGTAACAATTCTTAAATAACGGTTGGATATTTGAATTTTTATTCTTAT